CTGTTAATATAGTTTATAGCAATGTTTGTTAAATTTGCATCAGGTGATACTTTTAGATTTGATATGAATTTTAAAGCACTTGCAATTTCTGCTTGTGTATATCCCAGCGATAGTAAACTTTCTTTCCATCCTAACCCATTATAAATTGGTTGAGTAATTGCTGCTGGATTGCTAAAATTAATATTTGTTGTTCTAACTCTATCTTGTCCAAAGTATGTCTTTTTGTATTTTGCCAATCGACTTGATGTTGGGTTTGTAATATAAATTTCAGCAATCTCTACAACATTAGTACCATTGGGCACATTAATAGAATTAATAAATGATTCAGCTGCTGAAATTTGAGCAGGGGAATATCCTTTATCATATAGTATTGCTTGCCAACTATTAGCACCATATGGATTTCTAATTTTTCTTGAAGATATAACAGTAGTATTATTACTGTAAGCATAATCACCTGATATCTCAGTTGAACCATAATCTGAATTTATAACAACGTCAGGCGTAATAACAGGAAATATATAAGAATCGTTAGATACTGGATAAGAAGTACTCATTATAGCACTAAGTTGATTGTTAGTAATTGAACTATCATCTAGATAAGATGGAATAGTCTGTTGTGTAGTACCACCTCCACTGGGTCTTAATGATGATGAACCATGTTCTGATCCACTACTGCTAGTAGAAGCACCACTTGTATCGTAGCCACTACCATCAGTGAATCCGCCAATATCACCAACAGCTTGTCCATATGCATACTTTACACCTGTATAATGAACAGTCATTGATGCTTCCATTAACCCTGTGCCTTCAGTATAATCATGAGTATCGTGTGTAAAGTTGCTTACAACAGGACCTTCAATTGTTATCTTTTGAGCTTGCCCATGATACATGCTGTATATTTCAATGTTTTTTATGAATGGTTGTGTATTAGCTCCAGAAAATCCCCAATTTGAACTTGTTCTGTTGTCTGAATAGATATCTGAATTGTTAAAATCTGTATCATCATGAATACCATCATCAAAATAATAGTTATAATAATTCTGCCAGAAATCTCTAAGAGTTCCAGTATTGTCATCATGAAATTTAATACTAATTGGAGTATATTTGATTTGACGTTGAACAATGACCTTTTTGTTGTATTGATTGGCTTCTTGCACTTCAATTTCAAACTTAGGTAATTCAACAGATTTAACAGCATAGTTTAACTCAGCGTTATCCTGAGTTAAAGTAAGTTTTACATAAAATGCTGTTTTGTATTTTGGGGCACGAGCATAATCGTTTGCACGAAATATCGTAGAAGCGTGTGTATAATCACGTAATGACATACACACCTCCAGCGCCATTTGGCGAATTAGTCAAAATCCATTCGCCAATAGCCATTGTTAATTATCCAGTGATTGCGCCGCCGCCACCAGTAATTATCTGAGCAGCATTGTCGTAACGTAGCTGTAGAGTAATAGTAGCAGCTTCGTTGTCCTTATAATCGAAGTTATTGTAATTTACTTCACTAATAAAGCAACCATATAGTTCCCATGTTTCAAGTACTGATGCTGAACCGGAATTGCCGCCATCTAATACTTCAAACTTAGTTTGGAACTTATAGTCATTACCTGCTCTTGCACTTGCCTGCTCTGCAAAATCAAACTGTGTTTGAAGCTGTGCAGCAATAACACTTGCAACCGAACCATTAACATCATCACGAATATTAATTGTTACAGGTTGCCACTCTGGCTTGCCCTGTAGGTATAACTTGCTGTTATAAACATCAATTGTAATTGGATTAAAGTTTAAGTTTGGACGTGTGAAGTCCATAATCTGCTTTGTGAGTTCGCCGCCTTGGCCAGCAGCAGTTCTTCCAATATCTATAAATGAAACTCTAAATCTATACTTTAGCTTTGGCATTAATAGACCTTGTGCGCTCGCACTTTGATCTGTTGCCAAAGGCACAGTCATTTTTGTTAAAGATGCAACTGCCATCTGTTTGTACTCCTGTTATAATTATTTATAGTTATTGAATGGTTTTTTAATCAGTAGTCAAAAAGAAAGGCCCTATTACAGGCCTTTCTTCTTTATTATTAAGCTAATTTAGTTGCGGGTGTCAAATTACCTGACTTGATCTGACCAGTACCCTTAAGTCTGATTGGAATGTAGATAAACTCAACAGCCTTAACTGGTTCAATTGCAATATCAATATGTAATTCGCTTCTATCAATTTGAGCGTTAGAATTGTTGCTTCTATCGCAAACAACTAGATAGTCATAAATTCCACGACGTGTTAGAACATCATGCAATATACCTTCGCAAATTGACTTAGCAACATCACGTGTCTGTCTATCATTTGGTTCAAATATTAAACGACTGATACTACGCTCAAATACTGTGCGAAGATAAGTTGTTAAACGTGCAACATTGATACGATCAAGTGCAGTTAATGATGATGAACGTGTATGATTACCAAAGTTAACAATTCCAACTTGTGGCATTACCACAACTGGGTTAATTCTTGCAGGATACAACAAATCGCGAAGACCCTGAGGTGTACCAGTTGTAACAAACTTGTTGTTGTTTAAACGATCAACATAACCAATTGACAATACATCAACTGTGCCTCTTGTATTGCCTGCAGGTGCAAACCATACTTCGCTGCGATTGTCACTTAAGATAATAGTTCTTAGAATTGCTGTACTCATTGGGATAACAACTTGTCCAACACCATCTGGTGCATTTACAGTTGCTGCTCCTGGATAAAATACTGCTGTATATGGATCATTGATATTAATGCCATCTTCACCAGTGGATGCTCCAGCAGTATCATTTACGTAACGGTCAACTGTAGTTTGATCAGTTGAAAGTCCCATTGGAACTTCGCCTAGAACAAATCCAGTGTTGTTACGATTATCGTTCAAAGTCTTCAATTCAGTAAGTAGTTCTGGGTAACCAGGGCAAACTAACAAATTGAAATTCTTGCTTTCTTCAGTAAGTTCAGCACTATTCTGAATTACTTCTGACAATGCACTAACAACAACATTTCTTACAGCCTTGCGGCCAAAGAATGGTACGTTGTTATATGCTTTACCACTGTAAGACTTCCAAGTTGCAGCAACGTCTGGTAAGTTACCAGCTGGGAAATTATCTTGATTAAAATAATTCTCAACATACTGCTTCACATTGTTACTGCTACGACGTGTGTTGAACAACAAGCAACCATTTGGATAAAGGTGTGGATCAGGTGCATCAAGATCAACATAATCGTCACCTAACAAAGTTGTAATTAATGGTAGGTCATCTGTTAATACATTTGACATTCCACTGTTATCCCAACGAGCATCTGCAAACACAATACCATTCTCAGTTGTTGCATCTGTAACATCAATTGACACCCATTGATCAATTCCTAACTTTGATTCCCAGCGATAAATCTGAGGATAGTTATCAAAGTTGCCAGTGTTAACCCATAGATCACCATAAACTAAAGTGTCACCCATGCTATTTACAGTTGGCTTACTAGCACTAATCAATGGACCATTTTGATCTGTCATTGTTAGATCAAAATTACGTGCATCAACTTCTACGTTACGGTATCCTCTCCATACATTGTTTTCATTGACCATAATATCAATGTTAATATGTCCTGAATAAAACCACAATGAACCATCAACAGGGACACTTGTAGGAGCTGAAGGTTGTTTACTAATACCTACAACTATCCAGTTACTTACAATTAGATCACTATTATTACCGGCTCTAACATTAGTTGAACCTTCGTCAATACCCATTTCAGTTAATGGAGTACCACTAGTGTTCTTCAAGATTATAACTCCGCCAGCTGTATGGGTTATACTTAAATTACCAGTGCCAGTTACATGTGCTTCAATATTATCAATATCAGCTGCTGAAATTAATTCTACAACTTTAGCAATTGTATTATTTGGGCTAGATGGAATAGTAATTGTTACTGGACTAGTTAATGAATTAGATCCAACTTGACTTACACTAATAGTAAATGTAGTAGAAGCAGTTGGATTTGTAGCTGTGGATCCCGTAACATTGGTTACGCCACTACGTACACGGCCCATTACTTGGAAACTTAAAGTGTTATTCTCTGATACATCATACTGTGTATACAGTGTATTTCTTGCAATTCCAAGACCACCTTTTGTTGGGTCCAAGTTATAATTTGCATCGTAATCATTGGCATATAAAGGATTAGCAAGAACATCCCATGAATCAGAAACAGTATTTCTTCTGTAAACTACTAGCTTTGCGCCATTATTTGGAGATGTAGTTTTAACCCAAATGCTGCCAGTTGGACGGGGAACAGCATTAGATGCCTTCCACTGTGGAACATTAGTGTGCTTGCTGAACTGTACACCAGGGATATTATATGTAGCTGCTGTAAAGCCAAGCTTTGTTAAAATAGTACCATTTTCATTTGTAATACGAATCTTACCATCATGAGTAGCACCATCACTCTTAGCAGTACTATCAGCAAATAATGAAACTTTACCATTAATAAGTGCAGCACGAACTCCTACAATGCCTGCTAATGTGATATCAGCAACAAAACTTGCAGAAGTTGTACCAGTAGCAAGAATTGGATCTGAGCCATTAATTACAATGGAGTTACCAGGTACAAGATTAGTTACAAAAGCATTTGTTGATTGTACTGTTGGGAAAGCAGTCTTTGACCAGTCTGAACTGCCAACAAGTACCCAATTATTTAGATAGTTCTTGTAATAAACTGGATTATCGTCTGTACCAGTTCCTACTACAGCATAACTTCCAATTTTACCGTATGATGCTGCTGGCTCACCCTCAACAACATTTGTATTATCATAAAGGAAAGTAGCTGAATGATGTACAAATGACTGAGTTGTTGCATTCCATTCAAATATACCATATTCACTAGCATCAGTATCTAACCAAAGGGTGCCACCAGCGGCTGCTGTATGGGGACGAGCTTCAGTGGGCTCTAGCTCATTTAAATTAATATCAGCGCGAATAACATATGCACTGCTGATTGTACCAAGAATATTGTGAGCAGCATGTAGTCCATACTCAGCTAATTCACTGCCATAAACTCTGTTACCACTTGCATCAGTTGGGAAGTTTGGCAATCCAAACAAACTAGCTAAACTGCGCTGGTCGCCAATATTATAAAGTGTTCCTGCATGTACTTTAGCAGTACCAGTAGCTAATGCCCCTGAAGGATTAGTCTTATCCTGAGCAGTTGCCATTACAATAAGGGGAACAGAACCAACGGAATTTGTTGCGTAATTGCTTTCATCAATTACTGATACTTGAATTCCCGGTGAAACTAAATTATTTGCCATGTTATTACATCCTTTTAGTAGGTTAGTAATATTTAGCGATTTAGCTTAAAACCGGGTACTTACAAAGAGTTCTATTGGGATATAATAGCTGAAACTTTATTTTTAAGATCTTGTAAAGACCCAACATTTCGTACAATAAAATTACGTTTTACAAGACGCCACTCCCATTCACTGCTGTGAATTTCAGGATGATATAATGTCATAAATCGACGTAATTCTTCGTCATCTATAAATTGTTCGCTGTACCAATATGGTAAAGGCGGTCGTTGTACTTCCCAAATTTGTCCCCGTTGACTTAGAATAACATCAACTTCATTTGAGAATCGAACATCACTGATGACATAATTCTTAGAAGGATCATTTGCTCTCTTCATAAGACTATGAACCCAAATGTTCTTATGAAAGTGATCACGCATAACATCTGTACCAATATGCTGCAACACCCATCTAGGAGTAACAGGATGCTGCATGACATTAGACCAGTATTCGTCTACTTGTTCTCGCCACACACGGCTTTCTTCAGTATCGCCTTGCAGGAGTTGTCTATCCCAGCCAAATATAGACGCCACAGCGTCTTTAAGACTGTCAGCAAATGATACTTTAATGAAGCCATAATCTTCCACAAGGATGTTGGCAATTGTGCTCTTGCCACTGTTAATAAGTCCAATAATTCCTACTATCATATAAACACTATAACAGAAAAAAACTAATTAGCCAATAACAAACCACGCAGGAGTCTCACCTGTCATGCTATTTGTTATTTCAAGTTCGAGCTTATCAATCATTGCTTGACTGTCTGTAAGCAATTGAGTACCATTTAACTGTGTTCCACCTTGAGGTCCAACAATAGTACTAAATTTGCCTCTGCCTTGTCCTAGCATACGCATACACAACGCAAGGGTATAATCTTTAATCCATGGTTGGCTATAAGTATCACTGATGATAGTAAGGTCAGGTTTAAAATTCTCAGTCCAAAGCAAAATAGTTTCCTTATCTGCATGTGGACGACGCATGATAGTTAATGTTTTAGTAACGGTATTAAACTGAAAGTTCAAATATCCACCAAACATCTTAGATGCTTCTTTAAGGAACATACTATAGAAAGCATAAGTGGCAAGACCTCCTACACGACCACTTTGGATCATGTAGAAGTTTACAAAGCCTGCTTCAAATGGTTCAAATTGTGATGAAGTACCAGAGTTTGCACCAATATTACGTTTGAACAATTGACGAACTGTAATAATTTCTTTTGGAAGTGTATAAACATTTGTATCTTTTTGCAGCTCTAGATAGCTGTAGCTTTCTTCAACTGAATTACTACTGCGCTGACGATAACGGGCCAGTGCCTGTTTGAATGCAGTTTCATAATGGATTGGATCTAGTTCAACATCAACTAAACCTTCGCCTAGGCTATATCGAACATAGTCAAATATATCGTTTTTTGATTCTTGTAAAGTGGTCATCGCACATTATTTAGTGCGATGACCTATTGTATTACTTGCTTGCTTTAAGCAGTACAATATCAGTAGACAGCCTACCATTCAACTCAATTGACACTGCTTTGATATCTTCAAGGAACGTCCTCAGTGCAATCTTACCACTGTTGGCAAAGTTCTTCAACTGTTCAGCAGGCTTACGCAGTGTCTTAGCAACTGACTTCTTTTCGTCATAGCCCAACACAGTGCTACCCTTAATGCCCAACTGACCTGCATCTGCGGCAGCAACATACTTGCCCATCTTGCGTGTCTTGATGTTGTAGATCCACAACTCCTTAGCACCCATGATGTCCACTGGGTTGACACTGACAAGATTAAGTTCTGTGTTCTGTACACAGTACTTGACCTTACTGACCATCTTTTCTCTGCTAGGAGCCTTCTTGACACGAGCCTTACGCACTGCTTTCTTAACAGCACCATAAGTCTCGAGAGCATCAGTTAGCCGGCTATAGAACTCGCTAAGATGTTTTAGCTTGGCTTTGTCAATGTGACGATAGCCTTCTTTTAACTGCTCGTCAGCTCCTTTACTCTTAGCTTCAAGCAACTCTTCCATACGAGGAGTAAACACTTCAGCGATTTGATTGACGAACTGCTGAGGAACATTAGTAGTACGGAACCAAGTGACCATATCAGGCACTTCCTTGCCTTGGTCCCAATTGTCGTACCACTCTTCAATCTCGCCGATGATGTCATGAAACTTCTCACGCATACGATCTTGGATCGTTAGCTTAACGACATTGCCCTTGTCAGCTGCCTTCTTAGCAGCAATACGCTCATGCCCAAGAGCCAGTATCTTAGCAAACTCTGCGTCAACCCATTCCTTAGTCTCTGGACGTAGAGGAGCACCCATCATCAGCATCTTACAAACCTTACCTAGTGTAAAGCCCACACGCCACTCCTCAACTTCATTGAATGCCTGTACGTCCAACTTGGTCCAGTTACACTTGCTGGTACCATACTGGCTGACATACTTTACGAGATCGCCACAGCTATTATGATAGTTGTAGTAGTGGATACCAGCCCACCAGTTTTTGCTGATCTTCTCATCGTCCCAAGACTCACATCCTGCCCACTTAGGTTCAGGACCAGTATACTTCTCATCCAAGAAACGAGGAACTCGAGTGGCGGTCTTCTTCTTTGGTGCGCCCTTAAGCAAGGACTTTTTGGCAGTAGGTTTTGCTTTTGCTTCAGCCATAGCGGATCTCCTATATGATTAGCATACAGCCTATATAGCCGTTGTCAATTGAATTATTTTATAAGGCAACGGGTCTGGACGTTGGTGCCACTCATCCAACCCTTGACATCCTTAGCCATCTCTTGGACGACGATAGCAGCGACCTCACAGGCATCCTTGCCCTTGTACTCCTGTTGGCTGACTGACACACCATTGTAGGCATTGGCTACGACGATTAGAACATATAGCATCAGTAAACTCCTTTGGTCTCAGGCATCCACAGTGAGATGTCGCTGCGAAGTCTTGCAGAACCAATCATCTCAACACCTGTGCGCTCCTGGTCGTCCAGTAAGCACTGTGCCCAAGTGACAATAGCATAGTCCTTGCGTTCC